TTTTTACTCGCCAGCAGACTAAAAGGTTACGACTTATACTTTTTCCGGAAAAAACGTGAGTTCAGGAGAGCCCAAAGGCCCCCCCATAATCTCAAAAACCGAAGTACAAGTATCATTACATAGTAAGGATTACCTCTGAGCTGCTGGAAGACCTTCTTTTTCAGGTCCGAGTTTTACAACCCCCGAAGGGGGAGACTGACGACCGTACCGTCAAATCTCTTGTGCACTGCTTTGCAAACAAGGGTCTGCGCATTCAGCCTATATATTTAACGACCGTAGGCGGTCACAGCCCCCCCTGTTAGGGGGGGGCTGTCTTCCTCACATCATCAATTCGCTACAGGAATTGAGTCATAAATCTGAAACGTCGGAACGTTCAAGAAAAAGTGAAGGTTGAAATCTGTGCCGATAGCGGCATAGTGCCACAATTTGAAGCCGGCGGCTTTGGTTATACCGCTGACTCCATTAAGTGAGATTTCGAGCGTATCGCAATCATAAATGCCCCCGTCAATGGTTGACGGTTGCGTGGTTGCTCCTGGATTAGTTGACATGAAGCGATAGTTAGTGTAATTGGGCAGAGAAACCGACAGACCAGCTTGGGTAAACTGATTAGTCAATGACTGCCCTGAAATCCCTGGGTCGCAGTTATTCAGATAAAACCGTGCGTCGGCAGAAACCGTACCCTTGGGTTGGCCGGGGTTTGAAGCCCCAGCACTCAAAGGATTGGCGCCGCGACGAATCATTCTGATTGATCCGACCTGGGATGGAGTGTCTGTATTGAAGTGCCAAATCATTGAGCCACGCTGACCGATAAAGGCCGGCGCGACCCAGTTGTAGGCTAGATTCTGGACAAAGTTGAATGGGAAATTGGTCGTAGGAGCCACCAATCCCTTAGGAGAGTGGATTCCATTAGGATCGTATCCACCATATAGGGGGTATTTTGTCATGTTCTCAAAGTGCAAGAATAAGTCGTCTGAAACGTCGGATGTGCTGAGAATAGTGGAAACGTAGCTAAGAGCAGATCTGCGCATAAGCTGCCGAAGCGAGCCAATTGCTTCTCCGAAATTAACCAAATAACGCTTATCAGCAGGATCATGGGTGACTGAGCCAGCAATGATTTCCATTGGGTCACCATACTGATCTGCGTGTTCAGGACGGGGCGTACTTGCTTGAACTGGGAAGGTGCTAAAGGTCTTCCCAGGAGTGACTGGATTCGCGAATTCGAGGTTATCGGCCCCCCTTACGAAAACGAGAATCTTGATGTTTGATGAGGCAACTGGAGCAGTTAACGCATTAAGAACGCGCAAATTGATTGTTCCATTGTCCGCTGTGTCATCATAACTGAATGGCGGTGTGAGTGAGAGGGAGAAGGGCACATTAGCCGCGCTGAAACTAGTGTCCAGACGAAGCCATGCCACTGCCTGTTGATAAGGCACTCTAACCTCCACATCACTGTCTTTGCCAAGATCCACAATTTCAGTGAATACAACAGTAGAAGAAACAGGGTCAACATTGATATTTTCGCCTGCATAACCAGTGGGATCATAAGATATACGAATTCTCCCTTTATGGTATTGCGAGGCTATAAAGCGGAAGCGAAATATTACATCGCCCCGCCAATGTTGGAAGAGATTTGCTGCCCAAGCCATAGGTGTCAGCGAAACTAGCGCATTTGAGCCACCCGTGGTATCAAACATAAAAGGGTTCACTACACTGCTGAAGATGATATCATCAACTACATTAGTGGTGGACCATGTTGCTGTGGTGAGATAAGACTCTTTTTGGTTGATATGAACAACCGCAAGCTCATCTGTCGAATCGAGTCCAGTGACCGAGGGGTCAATCGAAAGCTCATTCTTTGGGTCTATTGTTAGTTTATCCACAGGATATCCAATGTCAGCCGAAGCCAACGGAGGAAAACAATTAGGCCGCAAGGGTTGAGTATCCGATATTACTGGCACATTGGTAAAGCCAAAGAGAGACGCTATTGCACTCACCGCACTTGCGCCGACCTGTGTTGCCGTAGCAAATTTCCCAATAACTGGGATGCTAGACAATCGGCCGGCAATGGCGGCGATGGCTGATGCGGGTTTTGACACCACTCCATTTCCATATTCATCACTTGCTTGAAGCGCAAGACCAACTGAGGGTCCAGCGATCTTGACGTTCTCAGCCCACGCGTACACTTGTACCGTGACTCCAGCTGAGGAAACGCCATTGGCGCTCTGCAAAGTGGTATAGTTTAGGAAAGTGAGCGTGCCCATGTCAACAAAATCGCTATTGTGCTGAATCCTGATCCAATTCTTATGATTGAAATATGGGAGCACCATTTCTCCGCCCTCGTTGTTTTGAGGGAAAATCCACAGATGTGGGCGCTGGGAGTAGGGAATAAATTGCCGGTTCCCAGGGTCATTGCGGATAGTAGATGGCGTTAATGTTGGAAGTGGTTGGTACGTCATCAAAGTGGCCCCGTAGTAAAACGGCGAGGCATTTATCAGCACCTTCACTTTCAAATCGCACTGGAGAAAGGAGAAATTGTTTATTTTGTTCTTAATGCGCGAATCGCTAAAAAATAATTGCCAAGGACTATACACGTGGCTGGTCGGAACTGGGTCCGATTCATTCCAAGTGAAAGTTGCAATTCGCACAGGACGAGACAGAAATTGGCCGAGGTCAGCTGCAGGCGTTTGGTCAAGCAGCGACACGGGATCAGGCTTCCTGTAGAAACCGACCTCAAGACCTTGAGTCTCGTCAAGAAACTGGACATTTTGGGCAGTCGTATGGGCGGCATCTTCTTCCGTCTTGCCCGTACTCGAAACATCGGTCGAAACCTCCGCACTCGCCTGAAGCGGCAGGTCAACTACCAGTCTCGAGATAGTGCACGTGCGGCACGAACAGTAACTGCGCTGACTGGGGATAAGCCGGACACGGACGTTTCCGTCACACGGCTTTCCCTCAGCCACGACGGCCGTACATCCGAAGAGGTAGG